CTCGAGTTTAGTTTACTTCGGATGCCCAGCTACGCCGGAGCGTATCAGCCGCTTCAGCTGGGTCTTTCTGCAAGATGCCCTGCTCAACCATCCATGAATGGCTAGATTGGTAGGCTCTCATGGCTGGGAGTAGCTCTTGTCGCCCAAAAGATTGGATAGGATACTTATCGCATCGCTTCCAATACGCATTCCGAAGCTTATCTCCCCAAGGATGGTGTTCCATTGAAGAGAGTATGCTAGTTGCAGCAATTGCCGCGTACTCTTTTGAACTTGTAATCGCATCCGATTCCCTTTCCTTGTAGCTAAGACTATTAAGGACAAGGAAGCCGGGTTTGGTCCATCCAGACAAATCTGGATCGAGGTATAGCTTAGCAAACCAGGCACTATTCGTACGGATGTCACTTTTGTCCGGATTAATAGACCTCCGACTCTCACGAGAGATTCCCGTGATATTCGTTTTCCGTATTTGCGTGTTCCAAAATAGGATAATATCATCGCCACGAACGTGGTATCCCACGAGGTACCGAAGAATAGGTCCAGCAGACTGAACAAGGTCTGCAACATTTGTCCAACTGTCTGTAAAATTGGTGTCAGTTCTACCACTTGACATGCCTCCATTTCTTTCAATCATTTCGCCCTTTGGCATTAAGATCTCTGCATAGTTATAATACTCCTTCAGAAGATCTTTGAACTCATACTGAGGTATGAATAGTTCAACCGAAGCATCATTCTCATTTGCGTGGACTGTAGTGTCATACAGCGTACTATCAATCACAGATATTGACTGTGACTCAGCGGCCTTCACGCAGAAATGCTTCCAGGTCTGCTCCGGTGGCATGTAATCTACAGCGAAGCCTGGTTTATTCCAGTGCTCCTTTGCCCGTCGCAAGACATCGGGCCACGCCTCGCGTTCGAGTACCCAAGTACTACCAGGTATCATGTTGATTCCTCGTATCTTCGGGTCATCAGGTGGACTCTGTTGTGTACGGTAACCAGGAAATATAGGATACATTTCATCGAGCGTACCCTTCGCTTTGATGGTCTCAGCGTGTTGCTTCATTCCTTCAAGCTGTTGACGTTTGCTTCCAAAATATGGAAGTCCTGCAGACTTACTTAAATCACTACCTTCCGTAGTGAAACCGTATGAAGTCGCTCGTATCAAATTGGTCGGTATCCAGGTATTCAACTCGTCTTCTGACAACAGCGGCGCCTCCGCATAGTGTAAAGTGTTGCTAAATGTATGCAACATCTTTCTAAGCGGCTCCCACTGGTAGTTGCTCCTTTGCCAATGAACCCGTTCCTTGTATCTAACTTCCAGTTCCAACAGATGTGTTGGTAACTCTTTTCCTTTCGAATGAACCAGCTTAGTCCACTCAGGAACCAAGACTCGTCTGACTCCTTCCGCTGCCGGACGGAGTACCGGATTGGGATTATCTTTGGTTAAGAATTCCAACTTATTCCGGATTGTGATTTTGCCAACTCTCCAATCTAAGTTGACATGTTTAGTTCTCA